CACGGGGCAGCATCACGCAGTCGCCCTCTCACCAGCCTGGCCCCGTTGAGGGGCGGGTGACGGAGATGCCGGTCCCCCGTCCTGCTCCTCGTCCGCGCCAGGGTTCGCCAGCCGCATCGTTTCTTCCGCCGTCGTGGCCGCAATGATCTGCTCGCGGACCTCGGCCTGCTCCTGCGGCGTCATCCGCACGAGCCCAAGCGCCGTCCTGATTTTGTGCAGCGCGCGCCACATGGGCGACGGGATCGCGAGCGCGTCAGCCTGCAGCGCTTCCTCGAGGAGCAGCTGCCGATCCTCGTCGTCCTCGTAGCCGTCGAGGCCATGCACCGACCACTTGACCTCCTCACCGCGCGCGTCGGAGATCACCTCGTAGCAGCGCCGGGCGGCATCGGAGACAATGGCCGCGACGGCCGACACGACGGTCACGAAATCCTTTCGGTCGAGCGTCTTGCTGGCTCCCGAGCGCTGTAGCGCCTGCGACGTGGAGCTTACTGACGAGGCCATCTGGCCACTCACGCGGTAGATCTCGTCGACGAGCTTCTCCAGCTCTTTGTCGACCACCGTGTAGACGCCGGGGTCGGGGGTGGCGAACTGGAATTTGTCATCCTCGCCGATGATCAGTGCGCCCTCTTTTTCGAGCTTTTCTCTGAATCCCATCGCGCGATCAGGATTCTGCTGCACCTCGGCGGGCGGCGCCCCCTGAAACTCCATTCCCTCTGAGCCGAGGTTGAACACAGGGATCGCGAGCAGGTTGCGCTGCTGAGCGGCGAGCAGAGCGGACCGGCGTTGCCAGTGCTCCTTGTTCAGCGGCCCGATGATATTTCCAAGCCACAGGTTCTCCGGAAGCTTTAGCTCCACCAGCGGGATCTCGCGGAACGTCGTCGGACTCTCGTCGATCAATGGGATATCGACGTCATCGCTCAGCGTCTGCCCCTCTTTGAGCGGCGGCGTGCGGAAGATCTGCCAAATCACACGACCGTCCGCCGTTTTCCGCCAGATCTTGTACTCCTCCACCATGCCAGCGCGCATCGTGTCGGGACTGGTCTGCGCGCAGATCGTCTTCTTCAGCACGACCCACGCAAACCGGCCCACCGTGAATTCAACCGCGCGTCCAGCGCCGAGGTCGACACGACGCTGGACCTCGGACTCGGTCTCCCAGTTGACCAAAGTCTCTGGCTCGACAGGGTAGCAATAGGGCCGGGCAGCGCCCATCTTGTCCGAGTCGGCCCGGTTTGCCGGCTGAGTGTCAATTCGTGGGAAGTCGATCGCAATCAAGCACTTTTGCTTCACGAGCGCCCACGTCGTCACGTGCCTCAGCAGCTGGACGAAGGCACACCCGCGCAGATCTGCGTCCTCGGCGAGCGCCTCGTAGGTCTCGGGGTCGGGCAGCTCTCCCGGTGTCTCCGGATCTTCAGCATCGCCGGCTGGCACAATCGTCACGCTGCGATCAAAAATCGCCGCGACGTAGACGTTCACGATCTGCGAGAAGTACCCGATGTACGCGGCGAGGCGGAGCCGCTCAAGGTATCGATCTTCTTTCTCGCCGACGGCCTGCGGCAGGTACTCCCGCGCATGGTCCAGGATCTGATAGCCACCGCGGAACAGATCATCGAGTTCGTGCCACACTTTCGCGTCGTAGCCGCGGTCTGCCGGCGGCATCGCCGGGTGGGTCTGCTTCAGGTACTTGTAGAGCATCAGAGCGAGGTGGAGAGGGAGCGGTAGACCTGCGGTGACCCGAAGCGGCCATATATGGCGTACCTGCAACTGTCGGCGGCGTGGTTGTTCTTGTCCTCGATGTCGTCCAAGAACCTGTCCACGTTGCGGGGGTCCCGTTTGCGGCGATAGTTCACAAGCTCCCAACGGGTATGGGTGCAGCCGGGATCGATGTAGAGCCGCGCGAACCGACGCTTGCCCTCGGGGTCATCGGGGTCGACCCGGGGAGCCATCCGATCCGCGAGCGCGGATACGCCCGTCTCGATCTGCCTATCCGCCGGCTGGTCGCTGAAGCGGATCCCGATGGCGGTCCCGATCGCCGTGTTCCGCGCCGGCTGACTCGGATCGCCGAACCATCGTTGACTAATGCCGTTGTACTTGGTGCGGATCCGCTTGGCCTGCTCGACCCACCAGGATTCCACACGGTGGGGCTCGTAGACCTCCTCGAGGATGTGGCAGATCGCGTCCCTGCCAGCGCCGACCACGCCGATCACCAGCATCACGCCCGGGTCTTCCCAGCCGTGGTCGACACCCACAAGGATCTCCGACCACCGCGTGCCAGGAGCGGGCCGCCGCACGTGGAGCGCCTCCTCGAACATCGAGTAGACGAGCCCCTCGGCGCTGTCGAAATTGCACTCCCATTCCCGTTCGTATACAGCCTTTTTCCCGGCCTCGATCAGCTTGGCGCGCACCTGCGCGACGTAGATGGGGTCGACGGTCTCGGGTGCCTCACGCCAGGTCGCGTGGAACGACCAGCTGCGCCGCACCGCCAACTTCGCCTGTAGCTCGTCCCCGCCGAGCGCGTCGAGGTCGGCCTGCGTCAGCCGGCGAGCGACGTCGCCATCCAGCCCGGCCTTGTGCTCGCGGTAGAGCAGCCCGTACCGGCCGCGCCTCGGGGTGCCCCCTATCACCCGCTGCCGCAGGCTCCACGGCTCGGAGAACCAGGGGTCTACGACGGCGTCGAGCACCTCAGGATCTACGTCGTCGGCCTCGTCAACCGTGACCGTGTCGCAGCGAATTCCGCGGGATCCGTTAGCCTCGCGTGCGCCAAACCACTGGATCGAAGAGCCGCCGGGGAACGTAATCAGCCAGCGGACGTGATCCACATGCGGCTGGAGGAAAGACCAGGGGCCGCGGCCCTCGAGCTCCGACCGCGTCGCCTGCTCGTGGACGTCACGGCACTGTTTGAACGTCGGCATCATGTGCACGATGCGGACGCCAGTGATGTGGCCCCCACTCGTCGTCGGACGACGGACGCCGTCCCAGCGCGCCACCTGTTCAAACCAGCCGTTCTGGCGCTCGAACCAAGACTTGCCGATGCCGCGACCCCACGGCAGCGCGAGGCTGTTACCGGGCTGGAGTCGCTGGTGAGCCAGGCTCTGGGGACGGTTGAGGCGGATCTGCATCCGGTGCGGTGACGCCAGCTGCGTAGATGATATTGACGGCCGGGCGCAGCTGGCCGGACGGCTCGGTGGCACCGCCACGACCCTTCAGAATCTCCTCGCGCGCTCTGACGAGTTCGCGCCCCTCTTTCAGAGCCGCGCCGTAGGCGGCCGCCTGAGGCATCGTGGGATCGCCGATGGCGGACGACAGCCGGCGAACCGCGTCGAGTGCATACCCAGCAAGCTCATCCAGAAGGTTGACATCAGCGATAACCCTTTGGACAGCGGCCTCAAACACGGCCGCTACCTGCTGGGCTACTCGCTCCGACGCGTCGGTCCGAACGTCGAGGTGCTTGCGCTTATGCATCGCAAGCGCTGGCTGCGGGATCTGCTCACGGCCGTCCTTGATCAACCATTTCGCGACCTTATGCGATGACTGGCCTTCGAGGAGGAGGCGATCGATATCCGGACGGTCGGCGCTGTTACACGCTCGGCACCGGGTTTGCTTCCCGGCAGGCATACATTCCTGAAAGGGTCACTGAATGACCCATGAAAGGGTTACCTGACGGGTCGCGTCGATGGCGTCCGCGTCAGCGCGGGCACCGACCGAGCGGCAGGGTCTGGGGGTCATGCCTGCCCCACCAGCAGCACGACGGGGGACCTAGACAGGCCAACCTCGGCTGCGATCTGATCGGCGTAACGCCGGGAGGCGATGAACCCGCAGTGTAGGTGGAGCAGCCACAACGACCAAAAAGCAGTCAGGCGACTGGTACTACTGTGATCCATGGCTGGCTTACGTAACGTTTGCGTCAAGCGAAATACGCTGGCTCACGGGCCGGATTTGCTTGACCTGGGAACGATTTCTGTGGCTGGGTGGGGCTATTGGTGAGTAGGACCACGGCTACATCGTAGCTATCCGCAGAAATCTTCTGGTCCTTACACGAAGATGCGGCGATTACCGGATTGACTTTTCGTTGGCATGGGGCTTGTTATCGCGGTCACTGGTCACGACTTCTCTTCCGCTGGTGGCGTCCCGCTGCCCACGCCAGCCGGTTCGCCGCCCTTTGCTTGTCCTTGACTGTGCGCGCAGCGTCCAATTGGGCGATGAGCGGAGCGAGAGCGGCCACGCGTCGTTCGCTGGCCATCTGCGCTCGACGCGCATCGTGTTTGCGCCACGGGATGAGTTTGTCGGCAAAGGTAGGCTCCCAGATGTAGACCTTGAGCCCAGCGGACTCAAGAGCAGCGAACATCTTCGCCTGGTTCGGACGAATCTGGTCGTTTGGGCTTTTCACCTCGACCGCTACGTGGCCAAGCTCAGGCAAATATACGAGAAAGTCGGGCCACCCCGACCGCCAGACTTTGGCTCCGCGTTTGTGAATGGCCGCCGCAGCAAATTCAAGTTCCAGCCGGTTGGCACTAGCCTCGCCGATGGTCATGCCCTCGACGGACTGGTGGTTTTCACTCATCAAATTCGGCCCTCGTCCTCGCGCGTGCCCGCGGTCTCTGGTCACCCTCTGGTGCTCTGGACCCGCTTCGCGCCCTGCTCCCGGAGCTGCTTCACAGCTTGCGGGCCGTGGCGGCGGTGACTACGGTGAGCGGACGATCGTCAGGGGGTCAGCGCAAGCTCGGCTTTCGCGCGACTGGTGACGGCGGTGGTCAACAGGCGGTTCATGCCCGCCCGACCTCCGCGCCGTCGGCATCGGCAGCGCAGGAGCGTCACCTGTAAGGGTACTCGAGCCTCTGTGGCGCACTGGCGATCGAAGCTCCTGGCGCCGTACCGAGGCATCGGGGGCGCGAAGGCTCGGCACTCGCAAGGGTGGCTGGGCCTTCGTCTTTCAGAGCGGGGACCGGCCTGGCGACCGCCGTCGTTTGTGCGCCGACTGCGCCTCGACCTTGTTCGGCTTGGCGAGCGGACCGCGCGCAACCAGCACGGCGAGCAGCTTGCCGCTGATCTGGTACTGCTGCCCCTCATCATCAGCGAGCACGACGAAATCGCCGTCCGGGTGGAGAGCGC